CGAGCATCCCGATGCTGACTTACGCAGACTTCAAACTGGCTACCGCCACGCTGATATCGAACAAGCTCTCACCGATGAATACCGTGAACACTACTCTGACACCCGCTATGGGTTTGAAGAATCCAATCACATGAAAGGTACCCCTTTCGAATTCTATATGGATATCCCACTCTCCGACATCCCCGAGAACCGACTCCCCGAACCTGGCATTTCCGTCCTTCCACTCAAATATCATTCCGAACAAGTCGTTACCGCTACTGAATCCGTCCCTGAAACTGGATACAAACTCCATCCGCTACTCCGCTACCTCATTGACTACAAATACCCCCGCTATGCACCGCACGTCGACAAATATGTCCGACCTCTCGGCACCACCGACGCCACATTCTCTGACTTCAACCGTGAACAAAAAGAATATCCCCCCGTCCCCGCTGATCTCTGCTCTCGCATTGTACCAATCGTAACCACCCTCCTTGGCGCAAAGAAGTTTCTCCCTATCCACTACGTCGACACATTCTTCGCAAAGATGCCCCTACACACTGGAACATCTTACTTCTACCGACACTCTTATGAACTTCGAACTCACGCTGCATTCTCTCATCCTCCTGATTACGCATCCAAGCAGACCTCAAAAGGCTACTTCATCAACGCATTCACTGAATACGCACGCACTATCGTTCATCACGTCAAATCCTTTGGCTTACCGTTCAACCCCGAAAACCTATCCCCACAACAACAGATCTCCCGCCTCCGTGATTTCATCTGCGAACACGCAACCATGCTGTTCACTCGGAACCACATTTCCGATAAAGATGGCAATCTCAAGCAACGTCCCGTCTACGCGATGGATACGCTCTTTCTTCACCTCGAAGCTATGATTACGTTCCCTCTCCACATTATGGCACGATCAATGTCCTCATCAATCATGTATAGTATCGAAACTATCCGTGGTGGCTGCTCCTACATGGATAAGCAAGCTCAACGCTTCAAGTCTTATCTCTGCATCGACTGGTCATCCTTCGATCAACGCATGCCTTGGATTATTGTCGATACGTTCTTTACCGTATTCCTTCCTTCTCTGCTCATCATCTCTTATGGTTATGCACCGACTGCTGAATATCCCGAATACCCAGGCCTCACCCCCGACAAGATGTACTCCCGTCTTTTCAACATCATCTGTTTCCTCCGACTTT